TTAAACCCGAAACAATGAGGAGCGCGATTGCGTTCCAGCCAGGGGAGGTTCGGCGGTATACCCCTGTAAAGCTCTGCCCTGATTTCTCACAAACAGGCGAAGCCTTGTGTTTGCTTCATGCCTTGCCCGGTTCTCCTTGCGGTAGGAAACGGGTTCAGCCTCGAACGTCTCCTGATACACAGCTGCATAACGCTGGATAGCTTTTTGTCGTGCAGTTGGTGTCAGGCTAAGTAACTGCTGCTTAATCCACTCGGCATCAGCTTGTGAGTGGGTATCCGGCAGCAGTGCGTTATCGAAGTTGCTCTCCTGTATGTTCATCGGAAAAAACCTCATCCAGACTGGTTTCATATCCGAGCTGCTTAAAGGCGCTCACAATGCGTTTCCCAACTTCAATATCTGGGATTCGACGACCAGTTTCGTAGTGGCTAACGGCCCCTTGAGAGCTAGCGATCAACGCTGCCAGCTCCCCCTGGGTCACTTTTGCTTTCAGCCTTAGGCTCTTAATACCGCTCATTCGGATAGTTCCTATCTAAATAATACATAACGTACTATACACACATAAAACAATAATACAAAATGGAAGTTGCTCAAAAAATACGGATTGTAATAATCATGTCTATGAAACAGAGATGGCAGGACCTGGCCAAATCCAGGATGAAAGAAGTCGGAATGACTCAAGAACAGCTAGCTGAAGCACTCGGTATGACTCAGGGTGGGCTAGGCCATTGGCTGAACGGAAGACGTGAACCTAACCTAGAGGTCATAGCAAAAATTTTTAAAATTCTACAAATGCCAGGTTTTGTGGTTGACGCTGACGGCGCAGTGAGCGACGCAAGAGCTGATCACAATGTGTCATTTCACGCCATGAATGAATCGAAAGGAAGCTACCCCGTAATCAGTTGGGTCAGCGCAGGGGATTGGATGGAAGCAGTGGAACCATATCATAGGCGCGCGATCGACCGCTGGTATGATACAACCGTGGAATGTTCAGAAGATTCATTCTGGTTAGATGTCAGAGGGGATTCGATGACATCGCCAGCTGGGCTTAGCATTCCTGAAGGCATGGTTATACTGGTCGATCCTCAGGTTGAACCCATCAACGGAAAGTTAGTTGTCGCTAAGCTCGATGGGGATAACGAGGCCACTTTCAAAAAGCTAGTTATCGATGCTGGTCAACGATTCCTCAAGCCGTTAAACCCTCAATACCCGATCATTCCCATAAATGGTAATTGCCGTATTATCGGCGTCGTGGTCGATGCAAAAATAACCAACCTGCCATAGTGCACAAGCCGCGAAAGCGGCTTTTTTTATCCCCTCCGTTACGAAATCAAACAAAAAACCTTAATAAACATAGAGATAAAAATTAATACATCAGATTAATCCGTTTTGTATTGACGCTGGTTAATACGTTATGTATTGTTTAATCATCAACAAGCAAACGGAGCAGGAAGATGAGCACTCAACAATTGATATCTGAAAATGGTCCCATCCACAAGCTAGCTATGGATATTGATCGCGTGGTAAACGTGCTTGAATATGCCGAATCTGATCCAGATACTGGCTATAAGCCAGCAGCCCTCATTCAAATTTGCATTAACCAATTAAAGAAAAATCTTTCAGTTATAAATCGCGAAATCGGGCATGACTGGCCGGAGAATAAACAATGATAACTGATACTGTAGTTCTCAATAAAGATGAAACAAGCTCTATGGTCATGAGTTGGGCGCACGATATAACTTGTTGTTCATCTTCATTATGGTTACTCCTTGAAAAAATGACCTCCGAGGAAGAAATAAGAGAACATGCATTAATTACTTTAGTTGTAAAAACATTAGAAGAAGTAAACGAACAAATAAATAACTTCGAAATTAAATCACTATAAATAAAACAATTAATAGAACACCTTAAATGGTGTGACCAAACTCATCCCGAGGAAATGAAAATGCAAAATTCACTTTCTTTTAACGAGCCAATTAAAAAACCACAAATGCTGTTCGGTTCTGACAATATTAATGATTTTGGAAACAGAGTTAAGAGCTGCAGGATGGAAGGTGATTCTATGCAGCCGACTATCGAACCCTGTGAGGTTGTAGCTTTCGTTGATTGTGGAGGCCGCGTTCTTACCCCCGGCATCTATGTTTTTACGGGAGATGTTTTTGGCCGTAACTGCCTCTTCATCAAGCGAATTGAACCCTTACCGGACGGGGCATTAAAGATTATTTCTGACAATCTCCACTACCAAACTTTCACGCTTAACTCGGGTGAGAAAAAAGACATGCGTATTCACGGTCGGGTAGTCGCTTCTTTGGCTGTGAGGCGCTTCGTATGACTTTCATCATTGATAAATCGGCATATAGAACAGCGTGCCTTTATGCGGCGTGTGGTTACGAAGTAATCGCTAGGCTCTATCTTAAAAAAGCATATGGGAGGTAAACAATGCCAATTGAAGAACGCCAGGATATACAAGGCGTAAATGTTAAAGCTGAGCAGTTAAATGCCTTAATGCAAACAATTCACGCTCATCATGAACAATTTGACCGTCACCAACTGGATGGCCTTTTAGGTCTGGCTTATGACCTAGCCAGTTTGATTTATAGCTGGACAGAGAAGGAAGAAACTATCGTTTTAGCGAATGAAGATGCGCAAAGGGAGATTAAATAAATGGATAATTTAATTAACACTTATCGCCGACGAATTTTAAAGGCTGCGTTATTACGCCACCAGCGTAAAACCGGAAGCACCTGCATCATTATTAATATGCCTAAGGGTGGAATAAACACAGTCGAATTAACAGAAATACTGCTTGATGGTCTGTTGAGACGATTCGAAAAGCTGGCTCTCAGTGAATACGGGAATATTGACGGCGTAAAAGCCATCAGAGGAATTTACAGCAACGCCGTAGATGTGAATGGCAGCGGTGAGTTCCTGACGGAAAGCGGAAAGGCATTAATCGACGATCTCATTGCTGAGCTGGTCGAGTTTGCCAAAAAACAAAAATCAGTCACAGCGGAGACAAGCCATGAGTGATCAGACACCAATTATCACGCACGAACCAGTAAATATCGTGCTGACAATCGAGAGCGGGAAAGTTATCCACGCGCGCCCGGTTCAGAACGGAGAGGTTACAGCATCGCTGGAGACTTTTTTATGGATGGCTGAAAGAGCCGGTTACACGATCACCCCACCTGAAGGAGAGAAGGACAATGGGCCTGACAGCGATACGAATTCCTGAGTGGGTGCACCTGCAGGCGGTCCAAGTACTCCGCCAGTTCAGAGCCAGGCGAATTCATCCCTGCCGTATGCACGGCTCCGGAAATCTGAGCCTGAGGGTTAATCGTCGCTGGCGGCTGCTGTCCCGAGACGGCGGCCAGAACTGGGAAGTAATGAGCCATGAACGATACAGCAAACTGAAGGACAGAAAATGAAAGCGCTTTTCCTTTCCCTGCTGTTTGGCCTGTTGTTGGTGGCCGTCGTGTTCGGCGCGCTGATTGAGTATAAATTTTTGATGGGTTTCTGAGGCATGCCATGAAAAAAGTTACCACTGAAATTATTGAACGCTGGACCCGTTTAGCAGCGGAGGCCAAAGAGTTGGGGCTCGCCACCATTCCCATCGACCCGGAAAACATGTTGATGGTGCTGGGGGAACTGCCAGCCAGTTCGGCGGAAAAGTCCGCCGATTGCCAGAACGACTATCAGGCAGCGATCGACATCTTGCGCGACAGAGCTGCTCGCGAACTCGATGGTGGTTTTCGTGCTCATCACAATGCCCTGATTTATGCAGCTAATGAACTGGAAAATGCCCAGGCTTTCGGGCGGGAGGTCAGCCATGAGTCTTGACTGTGTACCCCTTTCTACGTACTGCAGGGACGCGGGGGAAACGGTAGAAGCCGTTAACAAACGGATACAAAGGGGGTTATGGAAGGAGGGAGTACATGTATTAAAAGTCGATGGCGTTAAAGAACGCTGGATTGACTTAACGGAGGTTTCAAAGTGGGCAAGAAAGAGCAAGGATCATTATCTCTCCCAAGAGGAGTAACCATCCGCCAGCATAAAACTGGCGACACTCTGGTTATCACTTTCACATACAAAGGGGTTCTGTGCCGGGAGCCCCTCTCCAAAATGGAAGCTCACGCGCGCGGTGTGAAGTACGCCGAGCGCCTGCTCGGGGAGATACAAAACCAGATCGCCAGTGGAACATTCGATTATGCGAAATACTTCCCCAACTCCAAAAAGCTGGAGCTTTTCGGGGTAGTGAAGAAAACCAAAAATATAAAGTCTTACCTGGACGAGTACCTGAAAATCTGCCAGAACCGCAACCTGTCCCCCTCGACTATCAACGGTTATGAAAAATGCCTGTCGGCGCTGTCAGCTCTGCATAAACTCCACGTGTCAGAACTGACGCCAGCGGTCCTTAAAAACTGGATAGCTAGCCGGAAAACAAAGCTGAAAACAACCAGGAATAACCTTTCGTTTCTGCGCAGCGCCATCGATGAAGCTGTTACGGATGGCTTGCTGACCATTAACCCGGTATCCCTCGTCAGCGCCAGCCGGTACCACGTGATCGACAGCAGCCCAAGCGCCGACGATTACGAGGTGGACCCGTTCACGCCAGCGGAAACCCTTGCCATTTACCAGAGCTGCAGGTACCCGGAATGGGAAAACCTATTCCGCTTTGCTTTCAATACCGGTCTGCGGAGTTCCGAACTGTGCGCGCTGCGCTGGCCTGATCTCGACACCATAGCGAACACAGCTCACGTACAGGCGGCCAGTGTCGTAGGGGTACTCAAAGGCACCAAGACAAAAGCCGGTACCCGTAAGGTTGAGCTGAACAGTGAGGCGCTGGCTGCCCTGCAGGCGCAGAAGCAATACACCTTTATGAAAAGTGAGTTCATATTCAGCGATCCAAAAACGGGAGAACCCTGGGCGAACGCCGACGCGATCCGTAAAAAAGCATGGGTGCCGACCCTGAAAAAAGCTGGCGTGCGCTATCGTAACCCGTACCAGACGCGGCACACCTTCGCCACCAAGCATATTAGCCAGGGCGTTAACCTCTTCTGGCTTGCCGGACAGATGGGCCACAAAGGGCCGGAAATGATATTCCGCAACTACGGTAAATACCTGGCTGAATATGACGGTAAAACCGCGATTTCAGCCGCTCTGTAGCGGGGTAAATATTTCAAAATGTTGGACAGAATCAGGACGTTAGACAGACCTCAATATGCACGTAAAATGCACTCGAAGCCTGGCACGGAGAAAATATTTTTTATTTTCAACGATTTACACTCATTTCAGACGCGAGTTCAACTCCCGCCAGCTCCACCACTTGCTCTTCCGGATACGTCCGGGGAAATCCTGAAAGCCCGCACGGCATAAGCCCTGCGGGCTTTTTTGTGTCTGTCGTTGTCCGAGAACATCCGGCTAAATCCGGTGATTATTGGTATACGTTTAGGTATACGGTAGGATGTATACCTAAAAGCGTATACCAATTCATGAAGGAGCGGCCAAAGTGGCACGGACAACACGCCCCCTGACCAACACCGAAGTTCTGCGTGCTAAAGCGTTAGAGAAGGATCTAACGCTGCATGATGGCGACGGGCTTTTCCTGATAGTAAAAACCAGTGGCAAAAAACTCTGGCGTTTCCGTTATCAACGTCCGGCAACAAAGCAGCGGACAATGATGGGGCTCGGAGCCTTCCCCGCCCTATCACTTGCTGATGCCCGAGGGTTAAGAGCAGATTACCTTGCCTTGTTAGCTAATGGCATCGACCCCCAAGTTCAAGCTGAAGTCACAGAGGAAGAGCAGCAAATCGCTCTAGACAGTATTTTTTCGACGGTTGCCGCTAACTGGTTCCAACTCAAAAGCAAAAGCGTTACCCCTGATTACGCAAAAGACATTTGGCGCTCACTGGAGAAAGATGTATTCCCTGCCATTGGTGAGATCCCCGTTCAGCAAATCAAAGCCCGAACATTGGTTGAAGCACTTGAGCCAATCAAAGCTCGTGGAGCGCTTGAGACTGTTCGTCGACTGGTGCAGCGCATAAACGAGATAATGATTTATGCCGTAAACACTGGTCTGATTGATGCCAATCCAGCATCAGGTGTTGGGATGGCCTTTGAGAAGCCCAAAAAACAAAATATGCCGACGCTGCGGCCAGAAGAATTGCCGAAGCTGATGCGTTCTTTGATTATGTCTAATCTGTCTGTTTCGACGCGTTGTCTTATTGAGTGGCAACTTCTGACCCTTGTGCGCCCTTCTGAAGCCTCCGGCACTCGGTGGGCAGAGATCGATCTCGATGCAAAGCTCTGGACGATTCCAGCCGAACGGATGAAGGCCAAGCGTGAGCACATTGTACCTCTATCTCCTCAAGCATTAGAGATTCTGGAAGTGATGAAGCCAATAAGTGCTCATCGTGAACATGTTTTTCCGAGCAGGAATGACCCTAAACAACCAATGAACAGCCAAACTGCTAATGCCGCTTTAAAACGGATTGGTTACGGAGGTAGGCTTGTTGCACATGGGCTGCGCTCTATCGCAAGTACAGCTTTAAATGAATCAGGCTTTAATGCTGATGTTATCGAAGCAGCTCTAGCACATAGTGATAAAAATGAAGTACGAAGAGCTTATAACCGCTCAACGTACCTGAATAAAAGAATAGAACTTATGGCATGGTGGGGAGCTTATGTGAAAAAAAAAATTGAACAAAGTGAGGCCTAGCCTCACTTTACTTTGAGTTAAATACCTGTAATGAATAAAAGAGTATCTTTCGCTACAACATGTAACTCCTGTACATTTAACTCTCTAATCTTAGTATCAAAACCATCAGCATGGTGATAATTTTTCGAAAAATCATTGATTTGCGCAATTTTATCAAGACAATTTGAGCTATCATATAGTGGGCTATTTATATCAGTCTCGCCTCTAATAAGACTAATCATTTCGCCAAGCCAATGCCCCTCTGTAAAGTGATTAGGCAAATGCATCCTCATATAAGCCTCTAAAATAGGACGTATTAATCTAGCGGTTGCCACTTTCATCTCTTCTGTCGGGCACTTAACAAAAGCATGTAATGTTTTATATTCAAGCTCATATGAATGCTTAACATAGGAGTCAAAATCATTTTTATAAATTATTTTCGATTTAAAAACTTTAGAACTGTTGATATCGTATTCATTTAAATCACTGATATTAACAGATAATTCATAACACTTTGTGAAGGATGCGTTTCCTGAATACTTTTTCATATCAGTTAAAAAAGTAGCATCATGACTAAAAACAAAAACTTGTGTTCCTTTATTTAATATATCAGATAATTCAACTATCGTTTTATTTCTTCTGTGGCTATCTAGTGACGACATTGGATCATCAAACACTATGATATCATTTTCATTAACTTTACTTTTAAATTTAGAAAGGAAAAAGGCTAAAGCTAATGCTGACTTGTCTCCCATGCTCATAGCTTCAGTAAGTAAAAATTTACTTTCCTCTTCATTTTCTAAAGATAATTCTTTTCCTAGAAAGGCGATTTTAAATTTAAACCTAGTATTACCACCTCCAGCTTTATTGTCCCTATTTATTTCAACTATTCTGATGTTACTATTAAAACCAATAAGTAAATTGTTAATTTCAGTTTTATGCTTTGATATCAACTCTTCTTGTTCTGTTGCTATCTCTTCTCTTAACGACTTGATTTTCGCTTCATTATCCTTTCTTTTTTTCTCATAAGAAGCGTAAGTCGCCAAATCAGAAATTGTATCTTCTTGATGTTTTAATTTATAGTTTTCTGCATCTAAGATACTCCTTTTAACATCATCTATACTTTCTTTATCTAGAGTCAATAGATAGTCATCTATTACATCATTCAACTTATCAATATTCTGATTATATATATCAAAATCAATCTGATTAAATAACGCATCAAATTTCAACTCAAGAGCAGAGAAATCTACTGGCTGGAAAATATCTTTTAACTTCTGTTGCACTGCGCTGTCGAGTTCAGCCAACAGATCATAAAAACATTCGACTATAGAATTGTTATCGTAATTTAAATTTTCCAGTTGAACTTTATCCCTCCATGTATTTATTGCTATTTCATTGCTTTCTATAATATTTTTTATTCCATCTAAATCCTTACACTTCTGCGATAATTTGAGATAAGCACTAGAACTATCACTTTCAAATTTTGAAACAGCATTATCATACTCATTCCCCAAAAAATCCGTGAACATCGAATATATTGGTGATTTACTTAGAGGTTGCGCGCAGAAGGGACAATTCTCTTTGTCTGTTATCAGTGCAACTCCACTCTCAAGCCATGCAACATCTCTTTCTTTCAAATGTTCCGCTATATGGGCATCAACTTTAATTTTAGCTTCTTTAGATATACTATCTAATGAAATATCGAAGAACTTTAAATCAATTACAGGCTTTGCGTAAGAGATTCTTTTTGGTTTGGGTCTTAATTTAATAATTGATACATCAGATATATCTATGAGTTTTTTGTTTAAATTTTCAAGTTCTGCTTCCACGTCAAATTTTTTCTTACTCTTAATTTTAATAACGCTCTTCAAATCCATATTGGAGTTGAATTTTGACTCGACTTTTTGCTTTATCACATTTGCTAAATTGATATTTGTTTCATTTTCAATCTTAAGTAGATTTATCTCATTCTGTTTTTCAACTGAAGCATCACCCAAGCAAAAATCATGATAGTTTTTTAAATTACTACTGGCTACTTTGGAACCCGCATAAACATTATTATCAATAAATTCTTGGTTGAATACTTTAAAATTCCACTTTAGCTCTTCTATATTTTTACTAGTAATGGATTTTGGTTTTTCATTCTCCACAAATAGAAAATTAAAGTCAATTTTGTCATTCGCATTACACTCAATAGATTTTAACCTCTCCAACAAGGAACAGTCTTTTCCATTAAGTATATTAAGCACTTTACAAATTGTTGACTTCCCCGCACCATTATTACCATAAATTAAATTTAATAGCCCAAATCCATGGTCGGGAGGTGATATATGATTTAATTGTTTAATGTTATTTAGCTTGACGATTTTGTGAAACATATAGCGCTCCATACTAAAATTAGATCACATACAAAATGGTAAGATACCATATACAGTAAACGAGGATCGTAAAAGAGATCCATCTCAAAATTTGTCCAGTCTAACTTTCCAATTCAACAAAGCGGCTCAATATCCAAAAATTAAATAATAACTACGTTAGCGCGCAATGCTCTCCCCGCCCCGCCTGCCCGCTTAAGGGATCGCTTTTAATGCAGATGCATTAGTGGCCTCAGGGCTCGTCAGTGCTGGCGCTGGTGGGGGATTCAGTGTCGGTAAAACGCATGCAAAACCATGCACCTTATGCATGCATGGCTTTTTTACGTAAAAATGGCGGGATTTTCGGGGATTTTTGAAAGGACTACTGCGCAGCCAGTTCTGCACGGCGGCGGGTGTAATTCAGGTTCTGTGCAGGTGTGAATTTTTCACGACTATCATCGCGCGAGGCCGCGTCAGGCCTGAATCCGATGGTCGTTAAAATGTCATTATCCTGCACCGAATAATTAATTTTTTCACCTGCGGTCAGCCAGATCTGCAGCGCCTCACGCAGATAGTCAAGTGAGTGCTGCATGGCGCAGCGCTGAACGGCGGAATGCTGCCCGGAATAATTCATCAGCTCGGGGGCGAGGGCGGCGGCCAGCTCCGCGCCGTGCGCCTGCATAAAATCATTTAATCGGTCGCGGATGCTGATGCGCTGCACCTCCTCATGCGAGCGGATATAACGCCCGGCAGCCTGGTTAATTTCCCACTTTTTCACGTCGATAATCTCGCGTAGTGTTTGCAGGCTCCGGCCGCTGTGGCCGCTACCGGCAAGCTGTTCGCGGTATGCCTGTTCGGCCTGAGTCAGTTCTTCCCTGCGTTGCAGCCAGGCGGATTTATTTGTCTGACAGGCCTCAAAGGCTTTCTGTAGCGTCAGTGTGGTCACGTAAGTTTCTCCTGATGACTGGTCGTGTTTAAGCGCCCGCACGGTTAACGGTGGCTACCGGTTCGGATGCAGGAATGACCGGCTCTGTCGGCGGCGAACAGATAATCCCGTCAACGGATTCAAGCGTGCGGAAAGTTGCCGAGCACTCGATATTCACGCACTGGTGATAGCGCTGCTTAACGTTCTCTGACAGATAACGACTGGTGCGGGCGTGTGCACTGGTTTTGCAGAACGGACAGTGAAACATACTTATGCCTCCGCCTTAGTGCCGTCATTTTCAGCCAGCTTTCTGGCGAGCATCATTCTCTTCGCCGGGCTGCGTAACAGCTCCATATCCACACCGGTAATCTGCGGCCGGTGCATGCCCGTCACGGACAGTACCGGCTCCTGCTTCATATCGAAGTGATACAAGCTGCCCTGACGGCTCAGCGCATCGCGCAGCTCACTGATAGCCACGGACTGCGGGGCGCTTTCTCCCTTCATTTCGAGGGCGCGAATGCGCAGCAGGAAAGCACGTATGAGCGCGACGGGGAGCGTGTTGACCGCCTGAGCCCATTCCGCACCGGCATAAGTGGTAAAGGCATCATCATGCGCTGACAGGTATTTACTGGCGGTCGAGCAGGCATTCAGCATGGCGCGTGTCCGGTCAGTTTCCAGCTCCGCAATCAGGCCGGTGAACTCGTCGGCCAGCTCGCGACTGGCGATACGCTTGCTGTGCTCAGCTTTCATTTCAGGGGTGAGATTGCCGCGCAGGGTGCGGAAGCGACTGCGCCAGTCCTGCTCCGCCTCTGCACTCTCACTGAGGGCGGTCTGCCGCTCCTGCTTACAGCGTTCAATGGACGTATCAATCTCTTTGAGTTCCTGCATGCTGGCCGCGTGCGTGTCTCTGGCCGCAGTGAATGCGCCCAGCTTGTCGGTGATGCGCTGGCTGCTCTCTGCTGACTGTTGAGCGGCTACATTCTGCAGGGCGGTAATGACTGTTTCGGGTTTCATGTTCAGGCTCTCCGTGTGTTCAACCTGAAATGATTCTGCCCTTCATCACACAACATCTCGATTCATTGCAGTTGTGGCAGTTCTGGCACAAACGGCACTCAAAACCCGGCTGGCCAGAGAAAGGTCTCAGCAAAACCTTACTCATCGTTTGTTTTTTTACATATAACTATTCACCACTGTTCACCTTAAATAAAAATATAAGTAATACAGTAGGATAAAGGGTGAACAGTTGAGGGTATGACTGTTCACCGTCTGTTCACCACTGTTCACCCTCCTGTTGTGCTCTGTCTATACCACTTAGACTTTATTTCGATTAAAAATGAAAAATGTATAACTAAAAGCAATATTGATTGCTGCATTGTAATGCAGTGATTTGCATATCTTTGCCAGCGTTTGTCTTTGTTTGCCAGAGCGAAAAGTCAATGTTTGTTTCCCCGAAAATCTCACATGACCTGAGGAAAAATATAGACATAATAAGGAGCTACCCGAAGCCGGACGTACATGACCGGCACTGTATGGACTTTATGAGGTAGCCCGATGTACACCGCTTTTTCTTCCCCGTCTTCTGCCCCTGCCGCACCACTGATGCCGGTTTCTGATGCCGTTCAGGAGCGCTTTATCCGCCTGCCTGAAGTGATGCATCTGTGCGGCCTGTCCCGGTCAACCATTTACGACCTCATCAGCCGCGAGGCTTTCCCGAAACAAATCAGCCTGGGCGGCAAAAACGTAGCGTGGGCGCAGTCTGAAATCACGGCATGGATGGCGGATCGTATTGCCGAGCGCAACCGGGGCTATGACGCATGATGATGACCGTTCGGCAAACAGCCCCTTTTTCTGGCTTGCTTCCTGTCGCCGTTTCCAGGTATAGTTTTCCCGCTGTCGCAAAATCGGCAGCCGGAATTGGCGTTCCGTGTAACTTATTGGCGACTTCAGACGCGCTTTGCGTCTTTTTTTACGTCGTAGCTCAGGCACACCCATTTTCCGGGCTGTGGTGTCTCTTTATACACCATGGTTCCAGCAAGATAATGGTAGTCCGGGCGGGGCAGCCTTCGGGCTGGCCGGTTTCCAATAAGGCCGGTTACGCCAACCCCGTTCGGGCTGCCACCAGTGAAATTGGCGTTTCCGGTGGTAGCAGTAACCGCTACTTATTGGAGGCTGCCATCATGGCTACTATCCTCACCCCGTCACACCCGCAATTCGTCTTTGTGTTTGCCGCCGTTCGTCGTGCAGACCGTAAACCCCGTATCTGTATGCTTCGCACCGTTGCCGGTGATGAACACGCTGCACGTCGTTCCCTCGTTCGCGATTACGTCCTCTCGTTTGCCGGCCGTCTGCCGGTTGCGGAGGTGCGCGCATGAGACACACCACCATTACCGCCCGTGACCTCGAATGCCTTGAGCACATGCGCAATGTCGGCCAGCTCGTCAACGAACTGATGCAGGTGCAGGACTGCGCCACCGTTCGTCGTGCCCCTGCGCAGCAGTTACAGCTCACCTCCGTGATTTACCTTATGACCGCCCAGCTCGACGGCGTGGTCGAACGCTGCAATCAGCGCTGGCTGACCGGGGAGGGCAACGTATGAAAAAGCCATTACCCCCCGTATTACGCGCCGCGCTGTATCGTCGCGCCGTGGCCTGTGCATGGTTGACGGTATGCGAACGCCAGCGCCGCTACCCGCACCTCACCCTCGACGCGCTGGAAAGCGCCATTGCCGCCGAGCTGGAGGGCTTCTACCTGCGCCAGCACGGCGAGGAAAAAGGCCGCCAGATTGCCTGTGCGCTGCTGGAAGATTTAATGGAAGCCGGACCGCTCAAGGCCACCCCGTCGCTGTCCTTTCTGGGACTCGCCGTGATGGATGAACTCTGTGCCCGTCATATCACATCGCCTGTTATGCACTGAGGGAAAAAATAACGATGAAAATGAACGTAACGGAAACCGTAAAACAGGCGTGCGGCCACTGGCCGCGCATTCTCCCGGCGCTGGGCGTGAAGGTCATTAAAAACCGGCATCAGGCCTGTCCGGTGTGCGGCGGCTCTGACCGCTTCCGCTTTGACGATAAAGAGGGGCGCGGCACATGGTTCTGTAACCAGTGCGGTGCGGGTGACGGTCTTAAGCTGGTAGAGAAAGTGTTCGGCGTAACCGCATCAGAGGCTGCCGGGAAGGTGAACGCCGTGACCGGCAACCTGCCGCCGGTTGCCCCGGAAGTGATTGCGGCCGCAGAGGCTGAAACCGATGCCGACCGCCAGGCAGCGGCCGCACTGGCCGTCAGGCTCATGGAGAAAACCCGACCAGCCAGCGGCAACGCCTACCTGACCCGCAAGGGCTTCCCCGACCGGGAATGTCCGGTACTGTCGGCCACACACAAAACCGGCGGCGTGACGTTCCGCGCCGGTGATGTGGTTATCCCGCTGTATGACGAGACCGGCGCACTGGTTAACCTTCAGCTCATCAATTCTGAGGGGCTCAAACGCACCCTGAAAGGCGGGACGGTAAAAGGGGCGTGCCACACCATCGAAGGGAAAAAACAGGCAGGAAAACGCCTGTGGATTGCGGAGGGCTATGCAACCGCGCTCACCGTGCATCACCTGACCGGCGAAACCGTCATGGTGGCACTGTCGTCCGTGAACCTCCTTTCTCTGGCGAGCCTTGCCCGTCAGAAACACCCGGCCTGTCAGATTGTCCTCGCCGCCGACCGTGACCTTAACGGCGACGGCCAGAACAAAGCCACCGCGGCCGCAGAAGCCTGTGAGGGTGTTGTTGCCCTGCCGCCGGTGTTCGGCGACTGGAATGATGCGTTTATGCAGAATGGCGGGGAGGCCACCCGAAAAGCGATTTATGATGCCATCCGGCCACCGGTACAAAGTCCGTTCGACACCATGAGCGAGGCGGAATTTACCGCCATGAGCGCCAGCGACAAGGCTCTGCGGGTGCATGAGCATTACGGCGAAGCGCTGGCGGTGGATGCGAACGGCCAGCTCCTGTCCCGTTATGAAGCAGGGATATGGAAAGTCGTTCAGCCGTCCAGCTTCGAACGCGACGTAGCCGGGCTTTTTCAGCGCCTGCGCGCCCCGTTCTCGTCGGGGAGAATCACCTCAGTGGTGGAGACGCTGAAGCTGATTATTCCTCAGCAGGCCGTACCGGCACGCCGTCTGATTGGTTTTCGCAACGGGGTACTCGATACCCGGAGCGGCCTGTTCAGCCCACACAGCAAATCACACTGGCTGCGCACGCTGTGCGACGTGGATTTTACTCCGCCGGTCGAGGGGGAAACGCTGGAAACTCATGCCCCGAATTTCTGGCGCTGGCTCGACCGTGCTGCCGGTAGCAGACCAGAAAAACGCGACGTAATTCTGGCCGCGCTGTTTATGGTGCTGGCGAACCGCTACGACTGGCAGCTCTTTCTCGAAGTCACCGGTCCCGGCGGGAGCGGGAAAAGTATTCTGGCCGAAATCGCGACCTTGCTCGCCGGAGAGGATAACGCCACGTCGGCCGACATCGACACGCTGGAAGACCCGCGCAAGCGTGCCTCCCTGATTGGCTTCTCGCTTATCCGTCTGCCTGACCAGGAAAAATGGAGCGGTGACGGTGCAGGGCTGAAGGCCATCACCGGCGGCGATGCAGTTTCAGTTGACCCGAAATACCAGAATCCGTACTCAACGCATATCCCGGCGGTGATTCTGGCCGTGAACAATAACCCCATGCGCTTCACTGACCGCAGTGGCGGTGTGTCACGTCGCCGGGTGATTATTCATTTCCCGGAGCAGATTGCCCCGGAGGAACGCGACCCGCAACTCAGGGATAAAATTGCGCGCGAGCTGGCCGTCATCGTGCGCCAGCTTATGCAGAAATTCAGCGACCCGATGGCCGCGCGCGCACTGCTCCAGTCGCAGCAGAACTCCGACGAGGCGCTCAGCATCAAGCGCGACGCAGACCCGACGTTTGATTTTTGCGGCTATCTGGAAATGCTGCCGCAGACCAACGGGATGTTTATGGGTAATGCCAGCATCGTCCCGCGCAATTACCGTAAATATCTCTATCACGCGTATCTGGCCTATATGGAGGCTAACGGGTACAGGAACGTGCTCAGCCTGAAAATGTTCGGGCTGGGGCTGCCCATGATGCTGAAAGAGTACGGCCTGAATTATGAAAAGCGGCACACAAAGCAGGGGATACAGACCAACCTGTCGCTGAAAGAGGAAAGCTACGGCGACTGGCTGCCGAAATGCGACGAACCCGCAGTTACATAACCTAACTCAGACCGGCTATAGCCGGTCTGTTACTTTAACTACCAACATAATGATTTACGAGATGTGTATAATGGTCGAATATTTCATCTGTTTTTCGAGAGGTAGGAAATGGATTACTTTCAGACTAGTGGGTTATTGATAAATATATTAACAATGTTAGTTGCCGTTGGCTCATCATGTATTAGTTACCTTGTTTACAAAGAGAGCACCTACCCAGACGTCATTGTTTACCTCGAACAAAACAATGAAGTCAAAACTGTTTTAAATATTGTAATTAAGAATATAGGTAAAAGTGCTGCAAAAGATGTAACCTTCAGTTTTAATGAAAATACCTTTAAGAATTCACTGCCTAATGGTGAGCATAGTGTGTTAACGAAAGGTGCATTGGTTTCAGGCATACCATTCCTTGCACCTGGTTCAGGCAGGATATTGAGGCTTGGAAATTTCGCTGATTCGAAGAAAATTTTAGGTGACCACAAAATTAGAGTAACTACAACTTTCCGTAAAGCTAATAGCAAGAACCCTTTCGCAAAAAATATTACTAATGAAAGTTATATTGAATTGTTATCGTTGGCTAGGGTGGATGCCTCAGATAACAGTAATGAGAAAAAGATTGCTGAAAATCTAGCCAGAATTGAGAAAGCTTTGCTTAATATCAAAACACAACACTAA